CACTCGCGCAACCCCGCGAGGGGGGGCGCCACGTCGGTTCAGGGAATACCCTGTGCCGGCGTGCCATCACAACACCTCTGCCCCGAGATCACACGTGACCTCGGAAGCGGCGGTGCCAAACCATTGGTATCAAGGGAGGTTTTACTCCAGTGACACCCAACGGCGTTTGAAACGAACGCGATTGTGAATCGCGTCGAGTCCCAACTTACGGTTACTCTTTTCAGTGAGCGACCGAAGGACGTGACACCAGTCACCAGTCTCGTATTCCACGAAACTAGGGACGGGAACCCAAATCCTATACTGACGTGTGCCGTACGCTGGTTTCCCAGCTTTGGCTCTGCGTCCGTGCAGGCGGGTAGCCCGTCCGTCCGGCAAGTTAACTCGCGCAGGATCATCCGTAAAAGCAACGCCGCTAAGCGTCACACCACGGAAAACCCCGCCTATCTCAAGACGTTGGACATCGTCCAACCACTGTACACCTTTTCTCAAAGGTTGCAGTGCGATAGGGACCTTGTAAGGTCCGTACCAATCTTGAAGTAGTTCGAGGAACCAACCATTGTCTACCAGCGTAGGTGACTCCAACATGTTATTGTTGAAGGCCATAGCTGACATCAAGGACTCAGCATCGTTGTCGAGGTTCATGCGTAGGCGCACAGGGGTTACCCGCGCACCGTACACGAACTCCTCTCCGCAGGACTCCCGAAAGGGACCCTTCGAAAAGGACTTTCGGCTGTTGATTCGAAAACCAACAGCTTCAAGCACTCGTATAGCATCCTGCGTCATAAACGTAGGAACAACGATGTCGTCGCCATATACCAGAATGCTCTTGCGAGCATGTCTGGGGGCTATCGCAGTCAATAATGCCCATATCGTAAGCGCCATAACAGGGAAGCATACAGCTGACCCCATTGGAGCATGCTTACGAAGGGTCACCAAGCGACCGTCCGGGAGCTCCGTCATTCCACTTCTACATGCGGCCAGCGCATCCGCCCAATTACGGGGGAATAAGCGTTGAACCACATCTAGACGTAGTCTGTCAGAGGCATCCTTTAGGTCGAGCGTTGCCAGTTGCCCGGCAACGGGACTGTCCAGATCGGGCTTTAAACCGCGATCTTTCAGGTAGCTAGCCGTGTATAGCATGCGTTGAATCGCAAGCTGTCCACGAACATAGTCAGCCGGTTGGCTGCTGGGCACGATGCCCTGATCAACGAGGTTTTGATGCTCGTTAGTCATTGTTTGGACCGGATTACTCCGGTTAAGCTCCCGAGTGGGAGCAATCCAGCTATCTCCTGCCATGGTGGCATCGCGCAAGCGAAGCGAACCATGGAAGGCAGCCAATTGGTTATACCCTTGGTGCGTGAAGTTCACGCGCCTACGAGTCAAGGGGTGCCCTTCGATACGCGAATATAATTCGCGCATCAGGCCTTGCTGAATCCACATCGTTTCCCGAGGTTCGCAGCTTATTAAGCGCGGACCCCGAGCATCTTTGGGGACTAGCAAGACCTTCGCACAGGGGTCATAAGACTCAGCATCCAAGTACTTCCTGAGCCCATCGCAGAACGCGGTGGACCCAAGATAATAGTACTCAGACATTGGCCAGATTTTGTCGATTTTCTCGACAAATCTTGGTTCAGCATAGCGGTCACGGACTTCCGTTCCACATGCTGATACACCAGAACCGTGCTTAGGCTGAATCTCCCGAGGATCACTCCCCGCGAGAACGAGCTTCACGAGTCTACTTGCCTCATCGCATATACTCTCCAATGGCGACCAGGTGCGTATCACAGCACCTCCTCGTTCGGAATAGTAATTTGCGATGGGCATCGTATAATCAATTGAAGTCGACGCGATCTCATCTTCCGTATTAAGGAAGGAGTTAATCACGTCGATTTCTGATTGTGGTGTATGACCGCCTTTTAACTTGGTGAACACAGCAGTGAGCTGATTCACACAAGCGACTGCATCCACGTTAACTATATCATGACAACGTCCCTCATCTGTGAAGATTTGGGACATCGCATCGTACAGGAAGCGTGGGAGGATGGAGTTCTTCTTAGTGCCAAAGCCTTGAATTTTACTGATCCGCCCCTCACCTAATCCGGTAAGGGTAGCAGACCTGTATTGTCCAAGGGCTCGGGCAAAGAACTCAGGTCCTTCGGCCTCGCATCTACGAGCAAATGTGTTAATATCTGCTTGAGATACAAGGGCCGACCAACGGTTATTACGAGCAAGCCCAGCCCAAACGAGCTGGAGGCGATTATTGTTAGGCATATGAGTAGTGATTTAATCATTCTCTGTAAGTGCCGTACAACCTTCGCCAATGCTATCACACGCATCCCATAGGGAACCGCAAAGCGATCGACGAACTCGGGTGAAAGCCCTTGCCATCGATTACTTGATCTGTGTTTTGACATGTGTCGAATCCTTATTGTACCGCATCGCTGTGAAGCAATGTGGAAATAGATACAATAACGATCCAGTAACAGTACAGTTTAATGAGCTTACAGCTCATTATTCAGCACTGCATCCTGGAACGCAGACGTGCCAGCAAGCGCCAAGAACGTCGCAAGATTCCCCTTACTCTCCGTCACCGTGGTATACGGCGAACGTTGAATAACGAGATAAATGCGATCATCATATGTTTGTCCCGAGGTAGAACCTGGGACAACATATGTGGCAGTCATATCGACAAGATGTCGATCGACTTTGTTCTTCTGCTTCTGGTGCGATACGGACATAGTCCGGGCCGCCGACGCCGAAAGACCTTGTACAGAGTACTGGGCCTTGGTATCGGTGTCGAATTGCTTCGTGAAGACGTAAGCATAAGCTCCGGCTCCTACGGTGTATGATGTGTTTAGCATTGGTTTAGCTTGTAAACAGGGTGGTATCTATTTTGATACAAACCTGGCAATGACCTAATCGAGGGGATCAAGAAACACACGTTTCTTATGTAAGCAATTGGAGCCGCATTGCGGCCTTACTTGACCTTACGTTTAATCCTCTGGATTAGAAGTTCGATACCGGTACCTGCTTGGCTCATTGAGGGCCATTGCAAGTGATCCGGTATATATGTGGTTGGAAAACCAGTAGGCAAGGTGGTTAACCTTGTCCGCTGATAATCCGTACGGGTAAACGGAACCATCCGGACGAGTCCGGATGCTTGCGATACCACGATGTTGGGGCCTGTAATGGGCTTCGTTACATGTGTGGTGTACCCCGTAGTAGTCGTCTTTACAGTCGACCACGCACCATCTGTTAATAACCAGGGCGGATCCGCGGCAAGCCGCGAAAACTGCTCCAACATTGTCTGAATTGGATAAAACCAATCTACGACAAATGAATACGGAACAGCCTCCCACAAGTCCGTCGCATCAAGTGATAGTCCCAGCGATTCCGCTAGATACTTCCACTTAAGCGAGTTTATTGAAGGAAGCCGAGACGGATCGATGCGTTTATTCGCACCGATAACCCACGTCTTAGCAGTCGTCCTGAGTGTGGTCATGTCGTGTAAGTACAAACCAAACGCGCCTGTTGAGGCGTTAGTGTAGTGTGTAGTTGCACTAGTCTTCGTATCCGTGAAACGACCAGCCACGCGAAACTTCTGGTTAAGAAGCTCGCGTACTTTGTCCTCTAACGAGCGAAGACACTCATGAACGGAATTAACGTCCTTTAAAAGGGGCTTAACTCCGAATTTCCACATTAGGTCAGCACCAGCCACCGCTTGCATTGCTGCAACCGGCGACCGGACTGTGTCACTTATGTGACCTATCCAACTGTCGAACTCTTTGATCGATTCAGCACGCTTTCGTCTTGCGACCGCCCACAACAAGTGGGCAGGTATCAATTCGAGGAATGCTTTACAATCCTTGAGCTCGTACAAGCTGTTCAGACCTGACAACGCTTCTTTACTCACGCTTGGAACGCGAGCAAGGGCCACCGACGCCCCATCACTCATGGTCAAATGCCCATTATTGGAAGCATAAAGACCATCGATGGTTTGGTGTATCGGTGACCCGTGTATCGTAACATCTGCTCTCCCGAAAGGGGTCGCAGGGTTATTCAACCGGAACGTCACATCGGGGACATAATCATCAGTAACAGCTGTTTTAAGGCTGGTACAATTATGCATGCCACCTACTGACCCCGTTTCGTCCGTAATGGACGCGCGGGTATCATTGTACGACCCTACGTTTGTAGAGAAGGCAATGGTTCTATTCGTTTGTGTGCTACCAACGGAGTCTTGGAAGACCCCGCTGTAAGTCACCGAATTAGAAACATTGGGATTGAACCCCGTTACCGGGGCTCGGACTCCTTTCGTACGTATGCGTGTTGTCATATATTATTAACGCGACTGCG